TATAGCAATTCAATTTCAGATAATTCTTCAGCCAATATTTCAGCCACTTTAGTTTGAGCAAGTTGCTCATGTACTGTTTTATTAGCTATTACATTAACTCTTTTTTCAAGGTTATTAGCTTGTTCTTCACTAAAGCCCATACCATCTAACAAACTGCTAGAATTGTGATTAAAATTTGTTTTCATATTTTTTTGTGATTTTAATAAATTTCGTAATTTTCTTCCTCTGGTATTAATAATTCAAAAGCATCATCATAAATATGAAATGAATTATTTTTATAATATGTAGTATAATTAGCACTATCATAGGCTATACCATCTCTCATACAAACTTTTATCATATTTTTAACATAATTAGTATTTGTTTCACTAATTACAACAACTTCTTTAATATGTTCCAAGCATATATAATTACTACTTCTTTTACCTTTTATAGGTTTAAGAATATCTCCTTTTTTAAATTTATTGGCCATTAGTCTTCATTTAAAAGTTCACTAATTTTTGCAAGGTCATTAGCAAGTTTCATTTCTTGAGATAAATTAGCCTCTAATGTAGCTTTAACAGATTTTAATTTGTCCAATTCTTTTTTGTGACTAATTTCAGCAATTTTAATACTAATCACTTCAATCCAAGCAGCTGGTGAATGTCCTTCAATAATAAATGCAGGTTTTTTAACACCTTCAGGAAGATATTTATCTGCTGCTTTATTGTAAGCTTCCATTTTACCTTCAATTGATGAACAAGCTTGTAAAAGCTTCATTACATCATTAATATTAGCAATTGGTCCAAATCCTGGTAATCCTTGTGTAATAACAGGAACAGTTGAATCATTTTTGCTTAATTCTTTGATTTTAGCATTCACTGTCTCTAATAGAGCAGGAATATCTGCTTGTGTAAACTTTGTTTGTGTGCTTAATGCTACACTTTCTTTTTCTGTTTTCATTTTTGTTTGTATTAAGGATTAATTTTTAAAGTTTTTAAGATAATTAATATGCCAATTATTAATATTATAGCTTCTATAATTATTAATGCTATTAGTCTTTTTTTCATAATATTAAAATTTAGTTCCTATTCGTAAATAACCACTATATTTCATACTATTTGGATAGTCATAAAACTCTTGATCACTTCTATAATCATATGATAATCTACCACCAATAAACCAATTATTAAAATTATAATCAGCTCCCCATTCAATACCAATAGTAGCATTAGTTTCTTGTCTATTAATAACACCAAGTCTAATACCAGCATAAGCTCTAATTTGATCATCAAAGCCATACATTTGATTCATTCCAATACCACCAATAACTGATGTATAACCATCTTCCAACACTTGGAAATTCTCCACACCCAAACGAGTGTAGAGAAATCCAACATATTCAACTTCCGCACCTATATATAATCCTCCTTCTTTAATAGAAGCAACAGGATCTGTTAAGACAGCAAATGTGAAATATTCTTTTTGTGTTGAATGAAAACAATGTTGAGCATTCATTGACATTGTCAATAATAATGCTATTATTAAATATCTTTGCATAATGCAATAGGTTTATAATTTAAATTTATCATTTCTTCCCTAGAATAGTATGTATTTAATTGAATTAATGGATCATAACTAAAATCATCAATTTCAATTATCATTATATCATCAGAATCAGGAGCTAATTTTAAATTTTCTACTTTTTCTTCTGCTTCTTGTTGCGTAAATGCTTCTACAACACAAACACCATTATTCTTTCCTTCAAAGGAATAAGAAAACCAATATATTTTTTTCATAATTATAATGAATTAATATGTTGTTTAATGAAATCATTATCCACCAATATAGACTTCTCATATATGAGACCACTAGTTGAATATTTCTTCTGTATCCAGGATAATGTCTTAACATCATCTTCTTCATCTGAGGAAGAATTTCTACCATTATATTTAATAGCAGTGTCATCAAAACCAAAGAAGATAAGGTCTCTAATAATAGAAATCACTTTGTCATCTTCTTCAGTTTCTTTGGTCATTGTATAACCAATAGCTCTTTTACCATCTCTTATGATTGTTATTTTCATATTCTAGAATTTTTAATTAATTCAACTGGATTTATTCCTGATAGTATTAATTTCTTTAATAATATAATATAATCAAGAAATTCATTCTCATCATTTGCTGATATATAAATACCTGCATTATCATTACCTATAACTATCCATTCAACAAAGTTTAATTGTTTATCAATTACAACTAATGTATCTGAACTAAGAGCTAAATAGTATTCATAATTATCATCATTAACAATCTTCTCAGGATGAATTAATGTTATTGTTTTTAATATATTGTTCATAATGCTATATTATTTTAATTGAACGTTGTTTTTTCTGTTTGTTTTTGAAGACGTTTATACAATGAAAGGTGTCCACAACCCCTTTTTAACCAACTAACACAACTAAAAATATTAGAAGATTGTTAGTAATATGCCATTTCTATTGAAGAATAAATAATTGAACTTTTAAAAAGACGTGTTTAACTTTTTTTCATTGCGAATAATGCAATAAATAAGAAAAATGGACTTCACCATCGATAATGAAGCCCAATTCCCAAACAATATAAAAAACACATTCAACATTTATACCTATATATATATATACATTTTAAGAAGCCCACCCAAACGTTGAGTCATCAACCCACCCTATATATAAAAGGGGAAATTAGGGCGTTAGCCCTAAGATTCCCAAGCAAGAGTGCGTGGTGCTTTTTTAGCAGCAGGCAAGTCTTTCTTAGCTTTGCGACGAGTTGTTTTCAAGTCGTCAGCAATGCGTTCTTCGTCGAGGTAGAATACCACGTCGATGACAGGTTGACCTTGCTTGTCAAGGACAGCCTTGCCACGACGAGTGGTTCGCTCTGCCTCTGACGCAGTCACGATGCAGGCGAGACATTCGTCAAGGCTTGTTTGAAGTTCAGCTTCAGATGAACTTTCACGAATGAAGTCAGAGATTGCTTGCGAGCAACAAACTCTGTCTTCTTCGTTTTCAGAATTGACGACACGTAAGAGTAAGCGAACGTCGTCATTCTCGAAATTGTCGATGCTGTAAAGCTCGACATAACCCTTAGGACCTAAAAGGTCATTAAGGGTTCCACAGTTCTCTGAACTTGTTTCAGTTGAACGTTTTCCAAATTTACTTTTTAAATTTGCCATAATTATTGATTTTAGAATAAAATTAATGATTGGTGGGGCATAGCCCAACCTTTTATTTTTGTGTGGGGTTTTGAATTGGTAGTGGTCTCCCATAGGGGACACATAATCTTTTTCCTAATTTTGAAAAAAAAATTTTTGAAAATTTTCCAGAAAATCAAGGGGTTATGATTTTAACGAAAAAAATAATTTTATTATTCGAGATTTTGTTTTTACCTTTGGTGGGTGGGTGGGTTTGTTCTTATTGTATGTTCTAGAATTTTAAGCTTCCTTATATAGAATATATTTGAATATTTGTAATATTTTTGGTATAATATAGCAATTGGATTAAAAAAAATATTGTTAATTCATTTTATGTTTATATCTTTGTACAAACTAAATTATGGAACCAACTATCATAATACAGAAATTACGTCTTCAGCATGAAGATGTTTATAGACAAGCTGAGAAATATTATGCTATTCTGTCAGCTATTAATTCTCTTCATTTAACAGAGAGAGAATTACAACTTATTGCTTTTACAGCTATTCATGGTAATATGTCCTATGCTTATATTAGGGAAGAGTTTTGTAAAAAGTATAATACGTCCAATCCAACGATTAATAATATTATTTCCAAGCTTAAGAAGAGTAAAATCTTGGTTAAGGAAGCTGGAAAGATTAAAGTGAATCCAAGGATTGTTCTTGATTTTAACAAGGAGATAAGATTGGTAATAACACTTAATATTAAAGGAGATGGAAAGAGTAGTGATTAAAACAGAAAAAAGAACAATGGTTTATTGGATGAATAAGTATGCCTATGAACAGGTTGAAAAAGCTCTTAAAGAAGCCTTAACTAAAAATATAATTAAGGAGAATGAAACCAACTAATATGACAGTGAAGGAATATTTACAAAAGAGATTGTCTATTTCTTTAGTGGTTCCTGAAAAGATTATAGATGCTGTTATTACACATCAGTTTGATTCTGCCAATGATGCTACAAACACTTGCCAGAGTGTAGAGATTTCAGGATTTGGCAAGTTTTGCTTTAATCAGAAAAGGGCATTAAAGTTGATGGAGAAGTATTTGAGTCAAAAGGAAGTGTTTACAAACATTTTAAATGACGAGAATATTTCTGAACAAAGAAGAAGGAATATAGGGATGAAGCTTGAACAAGCTTTGAGTAATATAAAATCATTAAAACCAAAATTACATGAGCCTAGCTAATATTTATGAGGGATGGATGAATAATCTTTTTCCACAAGAGGATAAAAAAGAGATAATAAAAATGGTTCAAGATTATAGAATGGAGATATGTAAGGGATGTCCTGAACATTCTTCCAACAAGAAACCCTCTAACACCCTTAGATGGGATGACCATTGTACTAATTGTGGCTGTACACTTTCTGCAAAAACAGCCTGTCTTTCATGCAAATGTCCATTGGATAAATGGGCTGCAATGATTTCTGAAGAACAAAAAAATATATTGTTATGAAAAGTAGATTAAACGCCAACACATTTAGAAAAATTCCTCTAAAAAATTTCATAGATACATTGATTCAAGTGTATAATAGTGGAGTGGATTATATTGATATTGTGGGAAAGAACACGCCCACAGATAATAGGGATATTATTAATATTCGTGTGAAGCAGGAATACAAGTCTGATGTTGATATGGAATATGATGTTCATGAATATGAGGAAGAACCAGAGCAAGAACAAGAACAAGACCAAGAACACAAACCTTTTTCTGATCTTGATATTGCAGATTTAATTTAAGAATATATGAAACCAAGCTATTCTCACAAAATTACAAAGATTCTGAATGAATTAAAAAGAGATTTTCCACAATGTAATTTAGGAAAACATTTAGCAACAGCTCTTGATGAGCAGGATATATGGTCTCTTTCTGATAAGGACATGTTTAGTCTCTTGGAAGAATATGCTTCAGAGCTCTCCATGGATAAACCACATGAGGATGAAGAGCTAGAAAAAATAATTAAACAAGGAATGAATCTCACAACTCTCATTTATGACGATGATGATAGTGATGAAGAAGAATAAACTACATTATGGCAATAAAAAAAACTACATACATAAATGCAGAACTTGATTGGGCTGAGACACAATTGTCTAGCTGGAAGAGTTATGTTGACAACAATCCTTTACATGAAATGAAGGATAGGGTGGAATACAAAGAAACTAGAGCAGGGGGTGTAATGCCCATGATTGTTGCTACAATTGAAGCTCAGGGAAAATTTGTCCAGGAAACAATGAAGAATTATTTGTCTCTTTTAGAAGTGGTGGATAATTTAAGGAATAAAGAAGAAACAAAGAAAGTTGCTGTTAGGGGAGATGTACAATTAGGAAGTATGGCTGATGAATTCTTGGAAAGAAGAAAATAATGAAAATATTAGAAGTAGATTTTAAGGATTGGTTCATCAATCAGAAAAGAATTCCTGCTGAAGATTCAGAAGAGTATAAAGCTTTTTTTAATTTTCATAAGGAAATTTGTATAAATGGATGTATGATGGATGGGGTGTATATAAATCCTTTCTTATATTGGCATTTAAATTTTTGGAATACTGAGGTAGATATAATAGATGATTATGGGAGAATTAATCAAAAGTATGCTAACCCATTTCTTAGAGATAATGAATGGTTGGTTACTAATGAAATAGACAGGGCACATAAAGAAAAGAAAGGACTTGTTATTCTAGGGATAAGACGTTTTGCAAAATCAGTTCTTGAGGCTAGTTATATTGGATGTGGAGCTACATTTGATGAGAACTCACAGAATATTATTGCAGGATTGAATAGTCCTGATATTAAGTTGATTACAGATAAGATTGACAAAGGATTGAACTTCCTTCCTAAAGCATGGAGATGGCAGAGGGTAGAAGACAACTGGAAAAGTCAGGTGACTCTTGGTATTAAAACCAAGGCAGGGGAAAGAATACCATTTTCCCAGATTCTTATACGTAACTTGGATGGTGGAGCAAATGAAGAAGCCATTGCAGGTACAAAACCTAGAAGATTAATTATTGATGAAATAGGTAAAGGTAATTTTATTAGAGGACTTCAAGCTGCTATTCCTGGTTTTACAACACCATATGGATGGGGATGTAGTCCTATACTTACAGGAACTGGTGGTGACATGAAAATGTTCATGGATGCCAAGAGTCTTATGTTTGATGTAGAAAATTTTAATTTCCTTGAATACAATAATTCAAAAGATGAGAAAAGAATACATGGATTATTCATTTCTCATAAATATAGAATGGAAGCTAAAGAGGAATCTTCTCTTGGAGCTTTCCTAGAAAAACCAGAAGGTTCTTGTCTTTACCAAATTCCTATGTTGGTTGGTAATGAAGAACGTGCTACAGAAATTACAAATGCAAATCTTGAAAGGCTTAAAAAAGCAGGAGATAGAGTGGCATATTTAAAAGAGAAAATGTATTACCCACAAGAAGTGGATGATATATTCTTGAATGAAGATACAAATATATTTGATATAGAAGGAGCTAAACGCCAGAAAACCAGACTATTAGCACAAGAAAGAACAGGAACTCCTGTTGTTTTGTATGATGATGGAGATGGAATTAAACATGAGTTTACAGATAAACTTCCTATATCAAACTTTCCATTGAAAGCTATTGACAATAAAGAAGCTCCAGTAGTGATATATGAGTTCCCAATGGCAGCCCCACCATGGGGATTATATGTTGCAGGAGTTGACCCTTATAGACAAGGCAAGTCTGCATATAGTTCGTCTCTAGGAAGTGTATACATATATAAAAGGATGCATAGCATCACTGGTGAAAAATATCAGGATATGTTTGTAGCCAGTTATTGTGCCAGACCTGAAAAGAAAGAAACCTGGGAAGAACAAGCTCGCCTACTTATTAAGTATTACAACGCTAGAGTGTTATGTGAAAATGATGAAATCAGCTTTATAGATTATATGATCTCGAAAGGTGACTCGCATTATTTAGAACGCCAACCAGATTGGTTAAAAGAAATCGTTCCAAACACCACAGTTAGAAGGGATTATGGAATTCACAGGTCTTCTGACAAGATTAGGGATTTCTTACATGGCTGTCTGAAGAAGTATACAGAGGAAGTTTTACTAGTGGACAAAAATGATGATGGTGAAATAATACAACAGACCAAAGGAATGGTCAAGATATTTGATCCTGTATTATTGGAGGAAATGATACAATATAATGAACTGGGTAACTTTGATAGAATTGTTGCTGCAGAGTTGGCTATTGCTTTAGCCATGAAAATGGATCCTATAATGGGAAGAATAGGAGCTAAAGATGATGTAAGGCTAACAGCAATGCATACTAAAAGTAAAAACAAACTCTTTACAGAGAGTAGAGGAATGTTTACCAATAACAAAACAAGAAATAAATTATTTACATAATGGCAATAATTAGATATACAAAAGATGCTACTATACGCTATGCGTATTTAAACATATTTCCTGACCAGTTTAAAACTGAAAAAGAAAAGGAAGATGAAAGTTGGATAAAGAATACGATGGATTATTTTTCAAATAAAGCCTATGCTGAATATATAAAGAATAGGGATACGTTTGTAAAAAATTACGATCTGATGAAAGGTATTCTACGTATGGAAGACTTTTATCAAGACCCTGAAGTAAAAAGCTTTACAGATGTTCTTACACAAGATATTGCATTGCCTGCACACGTACAGATGTATTCCATCCTCACTACCCCAATCAATGAATTGGTAGGTGAAATAACAAAACGTCCTGATTCAATCAAGGTGAAAGCTTTCGATGACGATTCGCAAGCAGCTGAATTGCAATTTAAAACAGATACATTACAGAGTTATATTATTGCCCAAGCTAGACAAAAAATTATTGAAAAGGCTTCCATTGAAGGAAATGAAATTCCAGATGAAGAATTAGAGCAAATGACAATGGAGCAAGTTCAGGATCAATTAGATTCATACACTTCCATAGCAGAAAAATGGGCCAATCATACATTAACTTGTGCTAAAGCTGAGTTTAATTTAAAAGAACAAAGCGAAGATGCTTTTAGAGATCTTTGTATAGCCAATAGAGAATATTTTCATTTATATGAAGACAATTCTAAAGTGGGATATAATGTAGAAGTGGCCAATCCAAAAAACACTTGGTTCCTTTCCACACCAGACAGAAAATACATTTCAGATCCAACAGGTAGAGCAAGAGGTGCTTATGCTGCTGGTACTGTGCATGTTATGGAACTTTCTGAAATTATAGAAAGTATTCCAGAAATAACAAAAGATGAAATAGACCATTTAAGAAGTTCATTACAAGATTATGGATTGATTAATGTACGTGAGTCTAATTTAGGAAACCCAAATGCTATTGAAGGACAAGAATCTATTCAATATGATACATATGATCCTGCTATCTTACAAACTAGAATGATTATAGAATCTGAGATGAAAGAAAATAATGATGGACTGCAAGACTTTCTTGGTCTTACATCTAATGTTTCTTCTTTTGGATATAAATATGTAGTGGTTAGATCTTATTGGATATCTAAAGTGAAGATAGGTAAAGTGATATATACAGATGAGATGGGTAATGAGCAATCAATTCTTGTTGATGAAACTTATAAATCTAAGACACTTCCTACAGAAATATCATTAGAATGGGGTTGGATTAATAGATGGTATCAAGGAACCAAGATTGGTCCAGATATTTATCATGTTAAACCATTTAAACTTTTAAATTATTGTCCTATTGTAGGATTTGTTCATGAGATAAAAAATACTGAATCAAAATCTTTAGTAGATCTTATGAAACCATTCCAAGCTATTTATAATGTTTGTATGAATCAGTTATGGAAACTTCTTGAAAAAGAAGTGGGTAAAGTGCAACTCATGTCATTACGTCATATACCAATTCCAAAAGATGGAGATGCACAAGATGCTCTTGATATTTGGGAAATGGAAGCACGTAATAGAGGAGTGGTATTTATTGATGATAGTCCTGAGAACTTAAAATCTCCTAGTTCTTTCAATCAATTTACAGCTCTTGATCTTACACGTACACAAGAAATACAATCTCGTTATACTCTTGCTCAACAAATAAAAGCAGAATGTTGGGAACTTATTGGTATGTCAAGACAAAGAATGGGAGATGTATCAGCTAGTGAAAGTGCCACAGGTACTAATACAGCTATGCAAATGTCTTATTCTCAAACAGAACCAATGTTTATTGCTCATGAATATAATCTTTTACAATTGTATCAAGCAATTATAGATGCTGCATTATACATTGAAAGTTCTAAACCTGAATCTACACAGTCTTATGTTAACTCAGAAGGAACTTCTTCCTTTGTACAAGTTAATGGTACTGACTTGAAATTTAGAGATTTGAAAGTATTTCCTACAAATCGTCCAGAAGATACCAAAATGTTTGAAGAATTTAGAGCTCTTGCTCAACCATTTATGCAAAATGGAGGTTCTTTATATGAAGTGGCTGAATTGTATAGCACTAAATCTTTAAGAGAATTGAAAAAAACATTTAAAGACCAAAGAGATCAACAAACTAAAGAAAGACAACAAGCATTTGAACAAAAACAACAAGAGCTTCAACAACAACAAGCTCAATCTGAAGCTGCATTACAACAAGCTGCACAATTACATCAGGCTGATTTAGCTCATGAAGATTATCAAAATGAACTTGATAGAATCAACAAACTTCAAATAGCAAATATAAATGCTTTGGGAAGAAATGAAAATGCTACAGCAGATGTTGATAATTCAGGAATTTCTGATGCAATAGAAATGACTAACCTCAGCATGCAGCAAAATAAAGCTAAACAAGATTATGCTACCAAACTTATGGACATTCAATCTAAAACTTATCAAAATGCACAAAAAATGCAGATAGAAAAAGAAAAGATTAAATTAGGTAGGGATAATATGGCAAATGATCTTGCTATTGCAAAAGAAAATGCTAAAGGACGAAATAACAAAAAAGGTTAGTTTTGAAAAAGCATAAAAAATATTAATGCTATATTATTTACAAAATACAATGAAATGAAACAATAAAGCTTTGATATTAAAAACTCTTGTCATAATTTTACACTATAATAAAACCAAATAAATACAACTACATATGGCTAATGAATTAGATTCAATAGGAAACTTTAGTATCCAAGATACTATTGAAATGGGAATGGGTAATCCACAATTGATCAATGATCTATTTACTGATGAAGCTTCTGCTTCTCCAGAAAGTATTACACCTATTATATCAGAAATTACTCCTCCAGCAGCACCAGCTAAACCAGCTACACCTGCAGGTAAAGAAATTGTACCTCCAAAAAATGTTGATGGATTTACAGAAGAGGAAAAGACTGATGGACAGTCACTTATATCCAATTTCTTAGGAAATGGAGATGAAGATGAAGAAGAGGAAGAAGAGAATAAAACAATCGTAAATAAATCTAAACCTGTTTCACAAGAGGTGGTTGATGAACCAGAACAAACTGAATTTACAGCATTATCAAATGATTTATTCAGACTTGGTGTTTTTACCAAAGATGAAGATGAAGAAGAAGATGTTCTCATTAAATCTCCACAAGAGTTTTTAGAAAGATTCCAGAATGAAAAGAAAAAAGGTGCTATTGAAATTGTAGACAATTTTATAGGACAGTTTGGAGAGGATTATCAGGAAGCGTTTGATGCCATATTTGTTAAAGGAGTAAATCCAAAAGATTACTTCACTGTATATAATAATGTAGTTTCATTTGCAGAATTAGATCTTACAATAGAAAGCAATCAAGAAAGGGTTGTAAAGCAAGCTTTACTAGATCAAGGGTTTGAACCTGAAGATATAGATTCAGAAATTGAAAGATTTAAAAATTATGGTGATTTGGAGACAGTTGCTACAAAACATCATAAAGTGTTAGTTAAGAAGGAAGCTTCTAAACTACAAGAAATGGAACAAAAAGCTGAACAAGACTTACAAGTTAAAGCTGCACAAAAAAGTAAATATGTAGCAAACGTTCAAAGTATTATTCAGGATAAATTAAAAAATAAAGAGTTTGATGGTATTCCTATCAATCCAAAATTAGCAGGTGAACTACAAGACTTCTTAATAGTAGATAAGTGGAAAACTCCATCTGGAGAAAATCTTACAGATTTTGACAGAGCTATTTTAGATATGAAGAGACCAGAAAATCATGAAATGAAAGTGAAGGTGGCTTTATTACTAAAGATTTTAGAAAAAGATCCCACATTATCAACTATTCAAAAGACAGGCTTGACAAAAAAATCTGATCAGTTATTTACTGAAGTTGCAAGACAAGTAACAAAACAAAAATCAGGAACTACACCAGCTAAACCTAATTCATGGTTTCAATAACAATAATAAATAATTAACAACAAAAACTTATAAACAATGGCAATTCAAACAATTCCTGGGTTAACAGGCTTTAGTTACGCACGTGTTTCCTCTATGGATAAACGTGCAGTAGGCAAGCTTACAGACTCAAATCACTTGGAGTCTTTTCACTCCACAGAACCTGCTGACTATGATAAAAAAATCATAAGTCTATATACGCAGAGCACATTGTATAGTAATGACTTCTTGGACATGATTAACAAGAGCACACCGTTTTACATTGATAACAACAGTGATGCTTGGAAATGGCAAGTTGCAGTACCTTACAAATTCCCAAAAATTATTGATGTACCTACATCTACTCAAACCTTAATTAGTGAGAGTAAAACTGGTATTGATGGTCAAGAATTTCAATTAGTATTAGATACTAATGAATTCTCTAAAAATGCCATCATCTCTGTAGGTTCTCGTCAATATGGTCCACGTTTTTATGTAGTGAAAGATCCACTTCCTTGGAATATGGGATATCTTTACACATTTACTTTGGTAACAGATAATCCACGAGTTGACTTTGTTTCTCCTACCTTCTTAAAAATTGGTATTGAGCTTGAACTAGTTGATGCTGCTATTGGAGAATTTGATCAAGACTTGTTAGGTCTTCCTAGATTAGGTGAGCAAATCACTATGTTTGAATCTTTGGGTTCTGGATATGGATATGAGCACAAAATCACAGAATGGGCTGATGACAAAACAATGAAGGATGCTGCTGGAAATGCTTTAGACATTTTAGTATATGCTCCTCAAAGACGTGGTCAACTTCCTTTAACTCGTAATGATGTTAAATGGGAACCATTCATTGAGTTCTGGATGCGTAAATCTATGATTGAGCTGAAAGTTAAGAAAATGATTTGGGGTCGACCAGGAACAGTGAAAACTAATGGTTCTAAACAAGAAGTTAAACGTACTTCTGCTGGTATCTACCATAGAATGCGTGTTAATGGAAATGCAGTACAATATAATCGTGGTGAGTTCTCTGCTAACTTGATTCGTTCAGTATTTGGAGATCTTTTCTACAGACGTGTGGATGTTAAAGACAGACATGTGAAAATGTACACCAATGAATCTGGATTTGATGTATTCCAACAAGCTTTGAAAAATGATGCACTTAACAGTGGTCTTACATTTATGGCAGATTCTGGAAACAGATATCTACAGGGTGAAGGACAACACATCACTTATAACTTTGCATTTGATGCAATGGTTACAAGAGAAACTGGACGTGTTGAATTAATTCACTTGAAAGAACTAGACTTACCACAATCTAACCTAGAGTTTGGACAAAACAAAAAATCTACTCCTGTATTTATGGTGTTTGATGTTTCTCCAATGTCTGATGGTTCAATGTTGAATAACATTCGTGAGGTAAGAATGAAAGGTGCTCCTTCTATGACTTGGGGGTATATCGATGGTACTCGTCATCACTTAGGTTTTGCTAAATCTCAAGGTATGAGCTCAGCAAACAAATTCCCTGGATATGAAATCTGGATGAAAGATAGATGTGATGTCTTTGTAGAAGACTTGTCTAGAACTGTGTTGATTGAGGAAATACCACAATTCTAATAATAACAATAGTTGTCTAGTACAACTTATTTTCTGAGAAAGATCCCCTCAACTCCTCTCCCTCCTAGAGGGGATTGATCTCACAGAGTGATGGATTGGTATAACTAGTCGCATTTCCTTCAATGGAAACACTCTACAAATTGCGTGGTGGAGCAGATGGAAGCTCGTGAGACTCATAATCTCAAGGCCATGGGTTCGAGTCCCATTCACGCTACTAAGTATTAAACCAATTAATAAAATAACTACATTATGGGTAAATTAGGTAAAGTCTCAACTATTAAACGTGAGTTTAGTAACTCTCAGTTGCAGACAATGGAAAGTGGACTTTCTCAACATGGATTAACAAGAGTTCCTGGAACAGGGGTTTTTAAATATCCTTACAAAGAACTTGATGGTAAATATAGAACAGGACTAGATCCAAATGCTTCTTATATTTTACGTATTAAAGATCAAACAGAAAGAGAATTAGAAATTGAAAGAGTTACTAAACTGAAAGACAGATTAGAAAAAGAACTAGGAATAGATCTTGGACCTAGAGCTCTTTTTTGGAATTATAGTTTAGCTACGTCGACTTCTGATGAAATGCATGTTCAACCAGTTAAATTAATGGATGGTGACAATTATTTTGATTTGTCAGCTACATTTCAAGAAATTGCTTTCTCTTGGTTAAGAGTTCATCCAACAATTGCTTCAAGCTATCAAGCTTGGGAACGTGGAGATTATCCTGCAGATACACAATTTTATGTTGTTGATGATGATATTGAAAATGCAATCATTTACAAGAAAAAACAATTAATCAATAAAGCTATTGTTAAATTTGATGTGATGTCTCCTGACAAGAAAAAGAAAATTGCCAGACTTATGGGACTTCCTGTGACAGAAGACACAAAAGAGGATGTTGTTTATAACCAGGTTGATACATTACTGAAACAAACTGAGTTTAAAGAAGGTAAGCACTTAGGATTAAATCCTATCACTGTTTTCAATTCTTTTGCAGAAATGAAAGAAAATTTACTCCATATTAAAGATGTTGTAAAACAAGCTACTGCTCATTCAATTTATAGAATTAAACCTAATGGTAAAGTTTATGAAGGAGAATTTGAAATAGCTAAAGATGAAGAAGATCTTATTAAATTTTTAGCTGATGATGATAATCAGGATGAACTTTTAATATTAGAAGGAAAATTAAAAATGAAAAAACTAGCCTCTGTATAAGAGGTTAGTTTCAAAATATTAAACTTATGATACCAGTAGATAGTTTATTATATAAAATAGATCAAAAACTAAATAAGCTATCCACTAATGCTCATCAACAAATACCTTTAGAAGACAAAATTTTAGCTCTTAATGAAGCTCAAATAAAATTAATAAAGCAAAAGATTGATGGATTTAGTGTAGTTGGTGGAATGGGTATGGATGCTTTCAAAAAGCGTTATGAAGATCTACAGAGTCTTGTTGTAAATTATAACAGTCAGCCTTTAGATCTTGAATTAACAGATCCACAATTAAATCAATGGTCTGCAAATGTGCATGAATTAGAGCCAAAATATATGTTTTATGTTGATTCATATGCATTGGCTTCTAAAGGAAGATGTAAGGACAGAAAGATTTGGATAAATAAAGATCTTGCTAAACATGGTGACCTTTCATTACTTATGAATAATAACCATTACAAACCAAGTTTTGAGTATCAAGAAACTTTCAATTTTCTATCTTCAGACCAAATTAGTATTTTTACTGATGGAACATTTACCCCTAGTAAAATACACATAATGTATATGAGATATCCAATTTATATTGATAAAGAAGGATATATCAAATTTGATGGAACAGATTCAATTAATCAAAATTGTGAACTTGAAACTTATCTAGAGGATGAACTTCTAGACTTAACTGTTCAAAACCTGGCAATGTATATTGAAAATAATTCAGCTGTACAGAGTGCCCAATACAGAATTCAAACAAATGAATAATTATATTAACAATTAAAACAAAAACAAAAAATGGCTGATTTTTCATTAACCACTGTCTTTGTGGTTCCAGTAGGACAAACTGCGCTTCCTAGCTCTGGCTCCACACAAAACCTAACTCCTGGTCAGTTTGGTATTTATCGCAACGATTATTCTGTAGCTAATGCAGGAAACATCGCTGCAGCTCCTTATTTCTATCTAGCTCAAGGTAGAGCTAATACCTTTTTACAAGGGTCTAAACGTTCTGATAAAATTAAAGGATGTGCTACAGCAAACTGTACTTCTAATGTAACTGAATGGTATAAAGTTAGTGGGTGTTCTACTCCTGCAACTCAAATTACTGATGTTTCAGGGTTTAGTGTAGGTTGTGGTGAAGTTCTTACATTAACATTAAGAGCACACTCTAGTTATATTGATACATTGTATTTCAATGGATTCACACGATCAGTAACTGTTCAAGCACCTTGTTGTGATTGTGATGGTGGAGATCCATGTGTTGATGTTGATACTGATGCATTGATTAATCAATTGATTACCAAATTAACTCAAACTATTAAAGGAACTAACCCTGATAACATCAGCTTTAGTACTTTCTGGAACTTTGAAAATGTTGGTGGAACAATTCTTCGTATTTCAGCGAAACCTTTAACAGCATATGGACAAACATGTGATGTTGCTGCTTTCCCTTTTGAATATGACAGAATGTATTTTAGAACTTTTGTTTACAGTGGACCAGCAACTACTGCTGACTTTATTGTAGCAGATTCTTGTAACATTGTTGCAAATTCTGTAATCACTCAACGTTCTTCTTATGCTACTGGTACTTCAGCAGAAATTGCTCAATTAGAGAAAAACTATTACAGCTATCAAGCAGGGTATTTAAAACACCTTTATAGAATGGCTGGATATAATGAAAATTTTGAAACCTATGTAGATAGTGGTTCAAATTATACAACTTATTATATCAAGTTCAATGATATTGACAAAACTGCTCAAAACTGGAATGCTAATCTTGCTACAGACAGTTCTGTAATTATTGCTGCTGTTACAGGATCTACAGTTGCTACAGAAATTGAAAGTGTATTAGAAGCTGCTTTAGGAACTGTTGCTGACAACAATGCTTGTATTACAACTACAACTACTACTAGTGCTGCTCCAACAACCACCACTACTACTAGTTCTACAAACATTCCTTAAGAATAAACTGAATTAACATAACCTATGCCAGAGGATAAAGGGATTATTTCTCTGATCCTCTGGCATTTTTATTATAAAAAATATGCCAACATTAAAATTAGATTTTGTTGTATTACCTACCAATGATATTGAAACTCTTGGTTTACAAGATATTTCAACCTATCCTGATGATCCTCCTGTTGTATCTGCACCAACAATAGAAATAACTCCGCCTTCATTTAATACTGTGAGTCTTCCCTTTGTTGTAGAAGAATATAATGGATTTAACTCATACACTTTAGGTATCACTGCAGTGGATGTATATGAACCTCTACCTGATGGTATATATCATTTTAAATATTCTATAGCTCCAGCATATGAAAACTATGTTGAAAAATCTTTTCTTCGTACAGATCTTTTACAACAAAAATTTGATGAAGCATTTATGACATTAGATATGATGGAATGTGATCAGGCAATTAAAAAACAATCGTTTGTAGACCTTATGACAATTTATTTCTTTATGCAGGGTGCTATAGCAGCAGCAAATAATTGTGCAGAAATAGAAGCAAATAAGTTATATTTGCAAGCAGATAGAATGTTAACCACTTTTATACGACATGATTGTGGTTGTTCAGGAACCAACTATTTAAATTAAATCAATATGGCAACATGTAAAAACTGTGGAGCTCAAGTGGGTTGTGGCTGCCAATTAAAAAATGGACTTTGTACATATTGTCAAAGTAAATTATCAACAACTCAAAATACAAATAGCAATGTTATATTCAAAGCTTACCAACTGTCCTGAGTGTGAAGAGATTCCTGCTTTATTAGCAGATATAGATTGCAAAATTAAAGTATTTCTAGTTATGCTATATTTGCTCTCTTACAGTACAAAAAAATATTAATAATGAAAAATTGTAATCCAGATTATTTATCTACCTTTACAATACCAATGATAGCTAGTAGAATTAAAATTTTAAAATATAAACCATGAGTTGTTCAAATTGTTTTAATGGTTGCTCAGAAACCACAAGTGATAAATGTGTAAAATATACAGGAATAGCTGTTCCTGAATTAGGAATAGAAAATGGAGATACTTTATTGAGTGTTGAAAGTGCCATCACTACTTATTTACTTACAGCATTAGATGGAACAGGAATAGTTCCATATATCAATCCAGCATCATTGTGTGCCCTTGTAACAGGTTATTTACCTGGTAGTGGTACCATAACACTAATTAATGTAATTGATGCCTTAATTAAGTCTATTTGTGATTTACAAGAACAGGTAGATGGAAATACATCAGCAATCAATATATTGAATGCTGATTATACTATTGGATGTTTGACAGGAGTTACAGCTTCCTCAGATACTCATGCTATACTACAAGCAACAGTAACTAAAGTTTGTGCAGTTAGTTCTGCCCTTACAGCTCTTGCTTTAGATCTTTCCACAAATTATGTAGCAATTGCAGATATTGATGCATATATTCAAGCATACTTAGATTCTATTGGTGGAGGTGGTGGAGGATCCACTACTAACATGAAAGATAAAATGGTTCCTTATACAGTGGTAGAATATTATGGAAGTCTTACTGTTTTTGATGGAACAGGTGCTGGAACAGGAGTTTGGGATAAAGTTTATCTTTGTAATGGTCAAAATAGTACTCCTGATAAAAGAGGAAGAGTTGGTGTTGGTATTACAGATGGAACAATGTTGGGAGCTACAATGTCTGCAACTGTTAATCCTTCTACTCCTGGTAATCCAAGTTATTCTTTAAACACTCCAATGGGTTCTAATACTGTTACATTAACCAGTGCTACTCAGATTCCATCTCATACACATGCTCCTACAGTTACAGTTACTGATCCTGGACACAGTCACACTACAGAAATTGGAGGATATAAGGATGCAAACACTTCAGGATCTTCTTATACTTGGGTACAAAAAGGAACTGGAGTTTTTCTACCTTCTTCTACAATAACTACAGGAATTACAGTGGGAGTGTCTAATGCATACACAGGAGGAACAGACTCTCATGCAAACATTCAACCATCTTTAGGTTGTTATTATATAATGTATATACCATAAAACCAAATAAATGAGTTGTCAAGATCCTTGCTCTAATAAAACATCATCTGATGATATTTCTTATGTTGGACCAAACTTACCTGGTTCAGGCATACAAACTTGTGATAATTTGACTCTAGTTATACAAAAGTTGGATAATAAACTTATTGTATTACAGAATGAAATTTATCGTACAACTACCACTACAACATCAACATCATCTACATCAACAACAACTAGCACAACCACTATAGCCCCTAGCACAACTACAACCACTTCTTCTTCATCAACAACTACAACTACAAGTTCTACAACTACTACTAGTACAAGTTCAACAACAACAACTACTACTACATTAGCTCCTGTCACTTGTAAAACATTTACAATACAATCTACTCAAAATAGTGCAAGTTGGTTAGCTTTAGATTGTGATGATAATATAGTGGGAGGATTAATACTATTGGCAGGTACAACAATTAGTACAGGATGTATATGGAATAATTCATTAGAGTTATATGATATGACAATTATCTCTCAAGTAGATTGTCCATAATAAAAATAAAAACCAATGACAGCAGTAATAACATTAACTTTAGCAGGAGCAGACACAGGCCCATTTAATTTGTATTCAAATGTAGATGGGTATATTTCTGCTTTTGCAAATAATATAACAAGAGCACAACTTCTTGCAGGATATGCTACTGATGCTCTTCCTAATTTTACCACTATAGTAAAAATAAAATCTGTTGGAGAATGTTTGAATTCTGTTGAAGTAGTTGTTCCTCCACAAACTTGTTATAACTTCCTTCCAACAGATAGTTATTATCTTTTGGATTATATAATTAAACCTACTACTAGTTACTTCTATGGATTCTTTGATGGATATGTAGAAAATGATATTCCTACATTATATAAAAATTTAGTTAAACTTAATTTAGATCTTACTTTAGATACTTCTTTTGATGTAGGAGTTGGATTTGATGAAATACTTTATACTGGTTGTTCTATTTTAGAACAACCAGATGGTAAAATAATAGTGACAGGAACTTTCTTGACTTATCAGGGAGTCACTAAAAATAGAATAGTAAGACTTAATACTGATGCTAGTATAGATGCTACATTTATTACAGGTACTGGATTTGATGGATTTACACAAAGTCCTGCTATAGATTCTAATGATTCTGTAATTATTACAGGATTATTTTCTGATTATAATGGAACACCTGCTTTTAGAATAGCAAGACTTCTTTCTAATGGAACTATAGATCCAACCTTTATAACAGGAACAGGTTTCAATAACACCACTACAGATGTATTAGTCAATCCAGATAACTCAATGTTTATTCTTGGATACTTTGATACATATAATGGTGTAGCAGTTTCTCCTGGTATAATTAAATTAATGGAAGATGGTTCTGTAGATCCTTCATTTAATGCTGGAACAGGTATAGACCCATATCTTCCTAATAATGCTAACTATTTTGCTAGGATAGCAGGAGAAACATCATTCTATGTAGGAGGATATCTTACAGATTATAATGGTACAACTATATCTCAAATTATTAAATTGAATATAGATGGAACAGTTGACACTTCATTTAACTCAGGAACAGGATTTGATGGAATAAATTTATATTCAATGAATGTAATATGGGGAGATAAACTTCTTATAGAAGGAGATTTCTTGAATTATAATGGAACACCTTCTAATTATTCTATTATTCTTAATTCAGATGGAACAGTTTATTATACATTTGATCTTGTTTACAGAGGTCCTGTAGTTATAGGGAATAATCTTTTTGCAGCTGAAGATAATGATTGTTTAAAATTATTGCATACTTTTGTCCCAGATGTTACACCTCCAACTATCATTAATGGGGGTGCTTTATATCAAGCTAATCCAGTAGATCCTTGTGATCCTCTGATGTATCCATATACTGTTGAAATTCCTTTTCCAACTCCTTATAGTTTTGGTTTAATGTTTAGTCCTTATAAAATATGGAGTGATATTGAATACATAGAAGTTATGAGTGTTACTCTTGTAGCAGGATTAGAAATTAAATATAATGGAATAACAGTGACTCCTGGAGACTTACTTTATCCTATTTCAGCAGATGTATGGGTAAATACTATGGAAACTATTAGAAGTACTTTTGATTGTGATTTAATATCAGAAGTGTGGACAGTAAGAATAAAATTGTATGATAGTCCTATATCAAATGTAGCAAATTATACTATATATTTTAATCAACAATCATGTCCTGATTGTTTAACTACTACATCAACAACTACAACTATATAAACCAATTAAATTTATTATCATGACAGTATTAATAACCTTAACAGCAGCTGGGACAGACTCTGGTCCTTTTGATTTATATTCAAATTTTGATGGATATGTCACTGCATTTGAAACAGGAGTTAGTAAAGCAGCATTATTAGGTGGATATACCTCTGCATTAGTGCCAGACTATACAACAATAATTAGAGTGATGTCTACAGGAGATTGTATAAATTATGTAAATATAACATTAGAAAACACTACAACAACAACAACATCTACTAGTAGCACAACTACTACTACTACTGTAGCACCTACTACTACTACAACTTCTACTGCAGTACCAGGTTGTAGTCTATATGAAAGTGCCCCTTATGATGATCAAATTACTATATCTTATATTGATTGCAATGGTAATCCTCAAGCTACTATAGATTTCTGTTACTCTGCTATATGTACATATGAAGTGTGTGCTCAAAGTATTATAAGTAGTACTGAGACTATGTTTAATATGGGACCATGTCCTACTACAACAACCACTACCACTACACCATAGATGCATGTGGGTCTCCTTATTAGAATAATTTAAAAATCATAGTTTATTGGTTTTCTATGTTTTTGCTCCCCAGAATTAACCCTGGGGAGTTTTTGTTTATAACTAATCTGATTATCAATAATAATCATTCTTGTTAAATATATTTGGTATATATGAAATTTATTTTTTATCTTTACCATATTTTTTAATTAATAAATAAAATTATGAATGAAAATCAAAATTTATTGCAGGAATTAGAAGAATTATTAAGACAGAAAAAGAGCAAAAAATTCTATGCTGAAAAGCTGGGAATAAGTGAAGAAGAAGTCAGTCTTCTAATGAAAGAATTAAGAAACAAAGGGGAAGAGCCTCCTGAATGCAATTCTTCAATAAGAAAAGTAAATGTTGAGAAAGGTACTATAGAAAGTACAATAACTACAAAATTTGAACCAAAAGATGATATAGAACTAGCAGCATTACATAAGATAAATTTAGACAAATTCATAATTACAAACTACTGGTCTAAATTACAACCAAATGGAGATTTTACATCTTCAGTCTTCTCTAAAAGAAAACAACCATCAGATTATACACAAGAAGATTTTGTTAAATTTTTAGACTCTTTTACCCCTAAAAATATTACTATTACCAAAGTAAGAACAGATATTGATAAAGAATTTATTGATATTGAATTATCCCTTTCAGATTATCACTTAGCAAAAAAACAAATTGATGGTGATAATGATCCAACTACAAGAGCTCTTCGTTACTACACTGCAGCAGTAGAACTTATTAAGAAAGTAAGAAGTATTTATAACATAGATACAATTGTTTTTCCTATATCAAATGATTTTTTCCACACTGATAATATACACAATACAACTACAAATTTTACTCCCCAAGATACTATTATGGAATATCATTCTGAGTATGAGTTAGGGTTTGTACTATTAGTAGATACTATTAATATGTTGAGAAGTAACGGTAATACAGTAAAAGTGGTATTGGTTCAAGGTAATCATGATAGAACAAAGTCTTTCTATTTGGCACATGCTTTAGAAGTTTTCTTTAAAAATCAATTAGATGTTGAATTTATTAGAGAACATTCCACAATAAAAGGATTAACTTTGGGGAATACATTTATTGGTTGGCATCATGGGAATTGTAAAATAGATGATCTTCCTTTATTGTTTGCTACAAGTCCAAAATTTAGCAAGCAGTTTGGGGATGCTTTATACAGGGAAGTTCATACAGGAGATAAACATCATTATATGGCTAAAGAAGTTAAAGGGGTAAGAATACAACAAATGCCTAGTTTGTCAGGTACAGATAAATGGCATGAAGATAATAATTTTGTAAACAGTGTAAGAGCTGCTCTTGTTTTAATGTATAATAAAATAACAGGTAAATCAGGAGAATTTGAAGTTCGCATTTAAATAATATATAACATGGCAATATTAAGAAAATTAGTGAGTGATGTACGTAGTGTACATAAATTACTAAGTACAGATAGTCTTATTACAGATAGGGTGATTGCTTCTGAAGTGAAGAACAATGCTTTATTATTAATAAAAAGAGAAACAAACCTTAGAAAGCCAGCATGGAAAAATGGACGTTAAACCGATGATGATAATATTTATGTTGTTTGCTTTATGTCAGAAGGTAATTACCAATATGTCATCCAGGGGGTTTATTCTATTAATGTAATGGGGGGTAAAGGCAAAAAGTTAAAAGAAATATCAATTAACAGATATTTAAATCTATTAAGGCTTCCTGTTATTAAAAAAGAAGAGTATTTTTGGATATCTGATGGATATCTTTATGTAACTAATCCTTACGTACAAGCCATAAGATTAGTAGCCTTCTTTGAAGAAGATGTACCTAATGATATTTTATATCCTGAATGTGGTTGTGGAGATACAGCATATACACAAGATGAACTTTGTAAAAATCCTTTAGATAAAGAGTTTGCTCTTCCTGGATATTTAGAAAAGCAAGTGTTGGATCTCACTTCACAGAAACTTCTTCAAACCTATTTCAATTTAAAAACAGATATTTCACAAGAAGGATTGGATGGTCAAGCCCCTAATTCCCCAAAATAAAAATAAATGCGTACAAAAGTTGATTGGAGGAGTTCTAGTAAGGAGAATTATGGAAGGTTTTGTAAGAAACATCCTTCTATAATTTTAACTTTTAATGAATGGAGAAATATAATATATTCTTATAATGAATCATTTAAAGAATATATTCTTGAAACAGGAGAAAAGGTTAAACTTCCTTTTGGTTTTGGTGAATTTGCCATAAATAAAAAGAAAAGAAAAAGATTAACAGCCCCAGTAGGAGGAAAAGAATATATTAATCTTCCTATAGATTGGAAGAAAACTAAAGAAAAAGGAAAAATAATCTATAATTTTAATTACCACACAGAGGGATTTTTCTTTGGGTGGTATTGGTTTAAAAAATCAGCAAGGTTTAAACATTCAGATCTTTGGTATTTTAAACCTGCTAGAATAACTTCTAGGCTTTTGTCTCATTACTTAACAACTAATGAAAAATATCAACACATTTATTCAGAATGGAAAAAATAAAATATCATGTCATACTATTTTAAATATAATTTTGTATCACCAGAACCTGTTTATGCAACTGTCAAAGAAGAACTAAAATCTTATTTTGATACAGGAGCTGTAGATGATCTTTTGTTTCCTACATTTTTAGATAAGGCTTTACAAAAATTAGGAAGAACAACTTATGTTATTTCTTCAGAAGTTTTAACAGTTTCAGATTTTGAAGCAAGACTTCCTGATAATTTTTATGCTGTAAGAGAAGCTTGGTTATGTGCAGAAATTCCTGGATCAAGTTATCAGTCTGCAAATTCCTTTTATTCACAGACTTCTTCAATGACCATACAAATTGCCCCTATGACTATTGGTGGAACACCATGTAATAATCCCTCATGTCAAAATCCACAATGTGATGGAAACTGTCAACCAGAAGGATTGCTTGCTGTATATAAAACAAATACACAAGTGGCAAGAACCTTTCATAAGGAGTATCTCTTAAAACCTGGCAACATATCTGCAAGGAAAAATTGTGATGTTGAATATACTTCTCTTCTTGATGAAAGCGAGAGGATTACCAATCATTTACATACTGGCTCTTCAGGATATGATAGTTTTGATATAAGAGACAACAAGTTTGTTACCAACTTCAGAACAGGGGAAGTGTATTTGATATTCTATGCTACAGATTATGATGAAATAGGTAATCAGCTTATTCCTGATAATTATAGAATTAAAGAGTTTATTGAGAAGTTTTTAAAATATAAAGTGTTTGAAACTCTTACTAATCAGACAAATGATGAGACTTTCAAACAATTACAGGAGAAAATGATGTATTATAGAAGTGAAGCTGATGAAGCTTTTATAATGGCTGAT